CCTTCGGTGTACGTGCCTTCGTAATACGTGCGCGAGTTGTAAGGCGCAGCGTTAACGATAACGATAGGAAGCGAACGCTCTTCGTTCTTAGAAACTTCCTTACCGTTGATCATCAACCGCCATACGCCGCCCTTGATGGAGATGCGCTTAACGCCACCGCCACCGCTGCCCATGAGGGACTTGGTGACTTCATCAATCTCGCGGGTCTGCAAATAGGACGGCAGTTTGTTGCCGTCAAACAATGACACTTCCTTAGACATGTGCGCTCCTTAGCGTTTGGTAATGACAATCGTCTGGTTCGCATCCACGTTCAATCCCGGTGGATGTAGATCGGGGTTCGATTCTAGGAACTGAGCCATGTTGCTGTTGTTGATGCGATGCTGAAGCAGCGATAAGGCATCGTGTTCCTTAACGAACTCCATGAACGATCCCCAGTCGTTTGTCCAGTAGTTCTTAGTGATGCGACGCGACACCGTACCATACTCAGTACGCATCGTGCTAAGACCCTGTGAGTTGCAGATCTCTAACAACTTGGCGGCAACAGCGTCTAACTGTTCTTTCAACTTGTCGTCTTGTTCCTGAAGTTCGCGGCGTTTGTCGCGAATCTTCGTATAAATTTTAGTCAGTTTGTCTACGCTAACTTCTTCACTCATTGCACTCTCCTTTTAGTAAGCAGCATCTTCGGCAACATTTCTGTATAAGTCAATTAACTTCGTATGTACATCTAGTTTTTGAGAAAGCATTTTGTATATGTGTCTCTCGACTGGACTCCCTTGTAGGTGTACGACTGTGCATGGATGATGTTGTCCTGCGCGGTGTACACGTGCATTCGCTTGTAAATACGTTTCAATAGACGTTATAGGCCCCCACCAGACAACTACGTTCGCTGCGTGTAGCGTCACACCATGTGCAGCGGCTTGCGGTTGTACAATCAAGACCTTCGGATCTGACTCGGTTTGGAAACGCCTAAAGATGTCTGTACGTGCTGTGGGACTCACCGACCCGCTGATGATGGCATTGCTGATTTTCTCCTCAGTAAGTTTTTCTGAGATGATGTTGATGGCGTGTTTATAGGGCACGAACACAAGTACCTTCTGACTTGCTTCTTCTATAACTTCCAACAACGCAGCCATTCGGTTTGTAGCGTCAAACGCCACAGTCTCGCCAGTATCTGCGTAGACCGCGCCACATGATAGTTGCAGCAACTTGTTGAGCAACGTTGCAGCGTTAACGGTCGTAATCTCTTCCCCTGCTGCCACCGCCACCATCTGCTTACGTATCTGCTCGTAGTACTTCATCTGCTGAGAAGTGAGAGGTACATCACGCATGACGTAAGTCATTGGTGGTAGGTCAAGACACTCGTCCTTGGTAAAGCGGATAGCAGGTTGCAGCGCGTTGTGCACGACGGCACTAGCGGTGGGCTTCGGTATCCACTTAAAGGTTGTGATCTTGTACATAAGTTTGTCCCTAAACTCACCAAAGAATTTAGGCACGTTGCCGGGGTTAATGATCTTGGCTAAGCCATACGCATCTGTGGGTAACTGTGCGGCGGGTGTTCCTGTCAACATCCATATCCATGTGTCTGCACGTAGGATGGAGTTGAGTGCTTTCCACCGTTTGGTTTGCACGTTCTTGTAGGCATTCGCTTCGTCAATAACAATCAAATCAAACTTCGCTTTGGCTATCTCATCCTTGATGATGGCTAGACCATCAAAGTTGCAGATAACAAACTCCGCACCACTCTGCACAGCCTCAACGCGCTTCTGCTTGGAGTGACTGTGGGCGATGGCGCATGTACGGTGCATGGCAGTCTTGAACAGATCATTGCCCCATGCAGATTGCATGATCGACAACGGACACAACACCAGTACGCGTTTGATACGCCCGATGTTCATCAGGTAGTCCGCAGCCCAGATCACAGAAGATGTCTTGCCCGTACCCTGCTCGTTAAAGCAGAACGCTCGCCTGTGCAGAGTTAAGAATGCAGAAGTTGTTTTCTGATGATCGAATGGCTTGTACATACCAGTCCATTCGTAGTCTGCGAGAATCGGTGATGGCACATTCTTAAGTTGTAGGTTCTTAAGAATCTGCGCTTCTTCCAACCCCCACTTGACCAACACATCATTAGGGCCAAGTTGTTTAGACCGTGGTATCACGGTCGTAATACGTTCAGGCTGCTTCACTTTTAGAAGCAGCGCTTTGTTATTTATAATTTGCACTCTTGCTCCAATAGTCTTTGCACCGGAAGTAAGGTTTTTACTTCCGGTGAATCGGCCCCTTACGGGGGCCAGTCGGTATTCAATATAACGCTTGAGACTCCAATGTCAAGCGGGTTTGCGATCTTTATTTCGCTTGTACGAACGATTGGTATGAACATCAACAACGCGCAGGTTGCTACCACCTGCTGAGCCGCCTTTACTCAACGGCTTCTTATGATCAACATCTTTACCGTCGCCTTTCTTTGCGCGGCCTTTCTTTACCATCTCGGCTCGTGCTGCATTGCGCTTAGCACGGTTCTTAATTTGTTCGGGCTTACCTTGGTAAGTCTCGTACTCGTGTTTGTAGTCACGTGGCATTGGCTGTTCCTCCTAGGAGCCTAGTAACCTTGTGTGAAGTATCAATCAGATTCATTAAGGCGCAGAAGTCATTAAACTCAATCGCCCCATGCAGGGTAAATTCAAGTTCTATAACTTCGTTATCTAATTCGTATGTTGCCCCGTCATATGTTTTTATTTTGACTGACAACGAATTGCCGCAGTCCACCTTGCACGTGAAGGTCGCGGTGTCTGCATTGGCCCCGCGATTACTCTTAGGGTATCTATACCGCCAGTCGTGGTAGATCCCATCTCCTGTTTCGGTATCCGATAACTTTACGTCAATGTCGTAATCATCCATCAACTTCTCCCGTTGTGTATGCAGTCGAATACAGAACACCAATTGCGACATGAGAAGTTAGGTTTGGGGTTCCATGTCTTTACCTTAAACGCTTTCTCAAGTAGTGCTATGTCTGAGAGCCAGTTGAGCCAGTACTTGTGCGTATCTTTTACGGTGTACTCGGCCTTCACCATCTCCTGCGAGACCACAAAGAGAAGAGCGCACTTCGTACGTTTAACTTGTGGGAAGTGTTTGAACGTCGCCAGCGACAACAACTCAAGTTGTTTGGTGTCTGCAAACTTGGCTGACTTGCCAGTCTTGTAGTCCACCACCCGTGCCATGTCTCCGTCGATGATCAGCAAGTCGGCGATGCCGCGCCACCAAGCATCCGGTGAATCGAACGCGCACGGTTCAAGTGCGCGGTTCAAAGCCATCTTGTACTCGCAGTACTTGTCGCCGGGGTAACCGATCAACTTGTCGAGGATGGGTCGTACGTACTCTACGGTAGGCGGCAGGTCTACGCCGTCGCGGATGTACTTCTCTGCCGCCTCGTGCACCATCAGCCCATAGCGGATAGCGTCGGTGGGAGGCTCCTTAACATTTTGAGCAATACGAACACGATAGTACTTGTGGGGACATTGCTTGAACATCCCTAAAGATGAATACGACCACGTGTAACTAGTCTCGTCCATCAGCACTCCCCGTAGTTCGCCCCCATGCCCACCTCGCAGTTCAGCGGGAGGGTCTCGGCCCATGCGGGTCGCCACCGCATGCACTCCTCTACATACCGCAGGGCCTCGTCGGCCTCGGCTTCGGGAGCAATGCAAGCGATAGCGTCGTGCACAGTCAGTACCACCTTATACCGTTTCCCGATACGTAGCATCTGCTCGGCGATCACGCACCGTGCCACCGCCTGACAAATGTTTTCCACAACCTTGCCACCGTAGATCTTCACCTGCCCAGTACGGGTGCTATATGTGTATTGCACCCCGGCGTCTGTGTCCGTCTTTTGCAGTCCGTGGTATCGCTGCCACAGTCCACTCGGCAGGAGGAAGCCCCGCTCTTCGGCGTCGAACCGCACGGCATCCACGCCCCCAAACTTGCTCTCGGTCTGGGACAGGATAGCCGCTAGGCATGCCCCACCCTGCCGCCATAAGGCCGGGATCTCAGGGTAGGTGTCGCGGTAGACCTTGATGATGCGCTTGCACTCGTCCACGTCCACGTCAACTCCAAACGTCTTTAACTGCATTTGGAACTTGCCCCCACCCATGCCGTACCCTGCGCCTAAAACGATGGTCTTACCGACAAAGCGTTCCTCTTTTGTGATCTCATTCTCGGGCTTGTCGTATATAGCAGAGGCCATCTTTCTATACACGTCCTCGCCACGTGCAAAGGAATCGACCAATTCGTGTGCACCTGCCATCCACGCTAGCACTCGGGCTTCGATCTGACTGGAGTCTCCGTCGATGATCACGTACCCCGGCGGCGGTTCGATAGCCTTCTTCAACGCCCCAGAAAACGGCCCACGGCTCGGTAGGTTTTGCAGGTTGATCTTGTCATCCCCACCCCACCGCCCCGTGTGGGCTGCGTAGTATTTAATGGGCACTGGCATGTCGCCACGTTTGGCGATATCTATAAACCTCTGTGTACGTGTTTCCTCTAGGGTCGTCTTGACGCCCAGTCGTGCGCTAGCCAACATCTGTACACGTGGATCAGGATGGTCAAGCAGCGCCTTGAACTCCTCGTCGGTCTTGGCAAACGCCCAAGCCTCCTTACCCGTGCGAGGACTGATCTTCCTCGGCGGCTCCACCCCACACTTGATCAGCGCCTGAGCAAACAGGTCGTTACTCATGAGCAAATCTTTATTGGTGTCTGCCGCTGCCATCAACGCGGTCTTGTGATCCTTGACCTTCTCCAGATGCCCCTCCAACTGTGGCAGGTTCAACTGCAAAGTCGGTTCAATGAACATCCTAAGAGTTTGATCAATGACCTTAAACTCTCTAGCAGGAAAACCGTCAGCAAGAATCCGAAATAGATCGTAGGTAAGATCACAATCATTGCGACAGTAGGCACCATAAGAAGCGAGATCAGCAACAGAGAAATGAACACGCCGTTTACCCAAGGCATTGATGACTTCATTACCTTTCTCCCCTATGTTGTAACGCTCTGCCAACTTCTTTAACGATCCCCCGGCATCCACCCCGTGTATCGCCCTCGCCATGCACAACGTGTCGAGCCATGCCTTCGGCTTGATGCCGTAACGCCACGACAGGATCGCGCCGTCGAACAATGTGTTGTGGCACAGCACAGCATGATCAGACCAATCCAAGTTCTTCAATACGTACGCTACTTGATCTCCGGTGTACCAGATGGACGGTTGGTCATCCACCTTCACACCCATGCCGATGACTTCAAAGCGTAGATCACGTACGTACTCCTCAGTGGTCATCTTCGACAGGGAATACTCCTTGTCGTAGTACGTTTCTATATCCACCGTAATTATTGACACTTGTAAGTTTCTCCGCGAACGATACGACTAATTACGCATTGGGTTACTCCATATACTTTGGCTAATGGAACTTGTAACTCACCTCTCGCGTAACGGTTTCTAATCGTCCGTGCTTGTTTATCCGTTAACTTAGCGTTGATGTGTCTACCGCCTTTTGGTTGCTTCTTACGTTTCTTGGTATAAGCATCAAGCATATTGTCTCTGTATGAACCAAGAAAAAGATGATCGGGGTTACAGCACTTACGGTTATCGCACTTATGCAATACGTGTGTATCCGCTTTAGAAGATTCTGGTGCGCTAGGAGTAGTTACCATACCTGATAACCATGCGGCTACACGATGCGCTGTGTAGTTAGTACCATGCCACACTACACTTCCATATCCCGTACTGTTACACGCACCGCGCCATTCCCAACACCCGTCAGACTTATTAACCTTAGCCCAAAAAGATTCCGGTGTTTGTTTAAGGCTCACGGCAACTGTTCCTTCTTCAGCACCAGAATGTCATCGCGGGTCATGGTTCACCCCGCGCACGGATCGCCTCACAACACCTTGTTTCTGTCACCACACGCAAAAACTCTGCTGTTTGAGCAGACCACGCCGCATCCCACGCCACATCCCACGCC